AAACATTAGGAAGACCTGAAGGAACTCCTATGACAGCAACAGAAGTTTCTGAAAGAATGGCAGATCTTTCAAGACAAATTGGATCTTCCTTTGGAAGACTTCAATCTGAATTTATTCAACCTTTATTAAGAAGGGTTATACGAATCCTTACTAAGCAAGGTAGAATTAATATACCTCAAGTCAATGGTAGAGAAGTTAAAATTGTAGCTCGATCTCCATTATCACAAGCTCAACATCTACAAGATGTTGCTGATGTTAATCGTTTTAATGAAATCATTGCTGCTACATTTGGACCACAAATGATTAATATAATTGTAGATCAGAATGCTACAGCTAAATACTTGGCTGAAAAAATGAATCTACCTGAAAAATTAATTAGAGATCCCGATGAACAAGCTCGAATTATACAACAGATTAGTAAATTAGCTACATCACCCCAGGCACAACAACAAGCTCCAGGAGGTGAGCCACCACCACAAGAACTTTAATGGCTAAAAAATGGATACAAAAAGCAACTGCATCGATTAAAAGCAGAGGCACAAAAGGAGTATGTACTGGTAAAAAATTTGGAGGTCCCACTTGCAGACCAGGTACAAAAAGATATAATCTCGCCAAAACATTTAAAAGAATAGCGAGGGCTAGAGCATGAGTTGGGATAATTTAAGAGATAAGAAACCTATACCTACAAAAAGTATTGATGGTTATGTTCGTTCCGAAGAAGAAGAATCAAAACTTAACAAACTTTTTGCAAGTGTATTTAAAGCTAAAGACGGACAGGCAGTAATGGATTATCTTAAATCAATTACTACTGAAGCTGTCGCAGGAGCCAATATAAGTAGTAATGCTTTATTTCATATTGAAGGAATGAGATTTTTAGTTGCTATTATTAAAACAAGAGCTAAAAAAGGAGAACAAGATGGAAGAAAGTAATCAAGAAAAAACTAATCAAGAAGAAGTTAAAAAAGAAGAAATTGCAAAACCAGAATATATACAGGATAAATTTTGGAATAAAGACAGTGGTAATGTTAATATTGAATCCTTATCATCTAGTTACAATTCATTAGAAAAAAAACTTGGTCAAAGAACCGAAGACCTATCAAAACAAATCAGGACTGATATAGAAACGGAATCAAGTAGAAATACTCCGACTGAATATAAATTAAATATTCCAGATATATCTCCTGAAATTGATCTTAAAATTTCTAAAGATCTTCCGATAGTTCAATGGTGGGATAAAACTGCCAAAGATGTAAAATTAACACAAGATCAATATGATGCTGGAGTTAAAGCATTTGTTGATAATGCTGTTACCAGTTTACCCAATCCCCAAGTTGAAATACAAAAACTAGGAGATAATGGCAAAGCAAGACTTGAAGCAACTGAACTGTGGAGTAAAAAATATTTATCCCAGGATGCTTACAATGCTATTTCCAAAGTAGTAACAACTGCTGAAGGAGTAAAAGCAATGGAAGAAGTTATAAAACTTCAAAAAGATACTACCATGCCATCATCTCAAACTGCTGTGGAAGTTTCACCATCAGGTGACGATCTTAAGTCCATGCTTAATGATCCTAGGTATTGGGATTCTTCCCGTAGAGATGACGCTTACGTTAAAAGGGTAACTGCACTCTATGAGAAGACGTTCAAGCAAAAAACTTAATAAGGAATCCTTTAATTTTAAAAAATTGAGAAAGGATCTGCACTGGTTAGATGCCGTAAGTCAAACAGGCTGGTGTACTAAATCAGAAATGAATAATACTAAACCTATGAATGCAGTATCTAGTGAAATGTGGGTTTATAAAAGTACCAAAGAATATATTACTTTGTTTGGAACTTATTCCTATGATGAAAAAGGTGAATTAGAGTTTGGAGAAGTAATTACTATCCCCAAAATGTGTTATAAATGATAGAAAAAGCTGATTATAAAGAAATTATCCAAGAATATAAAGATCAGATTCGCATCTTAAAAGATGAGGTTGCTGAATTGCAAAGCAATTGTAAAGCTAAAGATTCAGCTTTAAAAAGAACCACTCAAAAATTAGAAAATGCTACAGAAGATTTAGAAAAAGCTAATACTGAATTAGAAAAGAAAACTAAATAAATGTGCGTGGCATTTAATCTTTAAATACTTTATTTCTATTTCCAAGACCTGAGAAGTGTCAATGTTAGCCCTTTGTTGGACAACTAATCAACATTTTAAAGACAATCGTAGTTTAACAATTAACAAAAGGACATAATACAATGGCAAGTTCAATAGACAATGCCTTTATTACTCAGTTTGAAGCTGAAGTCCATATGGCTTATCAGCGTATGGGATCAAAGCTAAAAAACTTGGTAAGACTTGTCAACGGAGTTAATGGATCTACTGTTAAATTCCAAAAGGTTGCAAAGGGTGCTGCAAATACTAAAGCAAGACATGCTGAAGTAGTTGCAATGGATCTAGCTCACACAGCTGTGAGTGCGACTTTAGTGGATTACTACGCAGCAGATTATGTTGACAAACTTGACGAACTAAAGGTTAACATTGATGAACGACAAGTTGTAGCTCAGTCCGCAGCTTATGCACTCGGCAGAAAAACTGACGAAGTGCTAATTGCGATACTTGATGCAGCAACTTCAATTGCCGCTAACGTCAGTTCTTCAGCAACAGGTATGACCCTGATTAAAGCTAAGAATATGATGGAGGTGTTTAATGGATTAGATGTCCCAGATGACAATCAAAGATATTGGGTAGTAGGACCGAAACAATGGTCTGACCTATTATCTGTTGATCAGTTTTCTAGAGTAGAATACGTTGGACCAAATGATCTTCCGTTTGCTGGTGGGATGACTGCCAAAAGATGGATGGGATTTTTATTCTTCGTACACTCTGGATTATCAACATCTGGTTCTAACAGATTAAATCTGGCATTCCATAAATCTGCAATTGGCTGTGGTATCGGGTCAGACGTACGGACTGAAGTTAACTACATTCCAGAAAAAGTATCTCACTTAATCACTTCTATGATTTCATTAGGTGCAGTAGAAATTGATGGCAATGCAGCAAGAGTTCAGCTTTGTACAGAATAATATAAGGAGATTATAAATATGGCTTACGCAATAGATAATCCTGTAAAAAAGGTTTCTCAAATGGGTGCTAGTAACTCTCTTTGGTATTACACTGACGGAGATGCTATCGGCGATATAGATAATGCGGATTATTTCATATTATCTTATAGAGAACTAAAAGCTGGTGATGTTATTATTGTAAATAGTGGAGGTTCAAACGCAGTTATAGATACTTTAATAGTGTCTGTAAATGATGGTGGATCGAATCTAGATACAATCATCCAAGCATAATATAGGAAACTTAGGGGGAGAAATCCCCCTGGGTTACTGATAAGAGAATATTATGGCAACAACAAAAGTAGATATATGTGCAAGAGCTTTAATTTTAGTAGGAGCTTCACCAATTACATCATTCGATGATGGAAGCACAGAAGCACTTGTTGCCTCTAACATTTATACAGATATTACAGAAGCAGCTCTATCTAGACACCGATGGAGATTTGCCACTACTCAAGAACAGCTTTCATTATTAACTGCTGCACCAACAGGAAGGTATGACTATGCTTATCAGATGCCTACCAATCCTGCTGTTTTACAAATTAATACTTTAACAGTTAACGATTATGTTATTGCTTATGAAAGATATAAGGATAAAATTTTTTTGAATGGGTATGGCAGTACTAGCTCTGTCATTATGGATTATATTTATAAAGTAGAAGAAGAATTTTTCCCAGCACATTTTAGGTTAGCGTTAGAATATCAACTAGCAGCAGTCTTTGCAGGATCAGTGGCAAGAGATAATGATATGATCAAATCATTTACTGAACTTGCTGAAAGACAATTTATGATTTCTAAACATATAGACTCTGTTGAAAAAACTAATGCTAAGTTAGATCTTAAAAGATTTAGAAACTTAAGAACGTCAACAAGAACTAATGTTTAAAAATGCCAAGAAGATTACACACAGTTTTAACAAACTTTTCATCTGGTGAATTAAATCCAGTACTTAGCAGTAGAACGGATAGTAAGGCTTATTTCGAAGGAGCTAAGTCTTGTAGGAACTTTGCTTTACTTGCCGAAGGTGGAGTAATGAGAAGACCAGGTACAACTTATCTGGCTACATTACCTGCGGAATCTAGGTTAATGCCTTTTGTATTTTCTGAAGATGAAGTGGCTATCTTAGCTTTTTCAGATGGTAGATTAGATGTTTATAATACCTCAGGTACAGCTATCACTGCTAATATTACTTCAAATTGTAACTGGACTACTGCTCAGTTATTTGAATTAAATTTTACCCAGTTTGGAGATACTGTCTTTGTTGTTCATAGAAATAACGCAATAAGAAAAATCTATAGAGCTTCGGCATCTTCCTTTACTGTTAATACATTTAGTTTTGCAACACATTCTTCTGGCTACCCAAGGTATCAACCTTATTATAAATATGAAGCTGATACAGTAACTATTGCAACATCTGCTACGAGTGGAAGTGTAACGGTTACAGCAAGTACAGCAATCTTTTCTTCTGATTGGATTGGAGTAACCCTTAGGTACGGAACACTAGTTGATGATCTATCTGTATTTAAAGAAATGGATATTACTGGATTTACAGATACTACCCATGTTACTGCAACTGTAAGAGAAACACTTGCAGCCAGTGCAGCAACACAGCTATGGGATGAACAAACCTTTTCAACTTTAAGAAAATATCCTCAAGCTGCAGCCTTTCATCAAAATCGTTTATATTTTGGTGGAGCTAAATCTAGACCTGCAGGACTTTTTGGATCTAGAGTAGGAGAATATTATAATTTCGATGTAGGTACTGCTGAAGCTAGTCATGCTATCGATGTTGATATAGCAGGTGAAAAAGTTAATGAAGTTAGACATATTACTTCAACAAGAAATTTACAGATTTTTACTGATGGTGGAGAATATTTTGTTCCTACCACTACTTCTACTGCAGCCATTACTCCTGCTACTGTAACTTTAAAACAACAAACGCCTTATGGTATTAACAGAACTGCACCTCAAACATTTGATCAAGCAACTATTTTTGCTCAGAAAACAGGTAAAGTAGTTCGTGAATATATTTTTAATGATTTAGAAGATGGCTATAATGCTACTTCGGTTTCAATCCTTGCAGCCCATTTAATTGATTCACCTAAACAGATTGCGGTACAGTCAGGTAATCTAACTAGACCTGAACAGTATGCTTTCTTTTTAAATAATGGTTCTTCTCTTGATGGTACTTTGGCTGTCTTTCATTCTGTGAGAAATGAAAAGATTGCAGGTTGGACTTTATGGAGCACAAGAGATGCAGATACAATCCAATCGCTTATTACCTTAAATGAAAATTTAATTACCTGTGTTAAACGTGTTATTAGCTCAAGTGCAGCTACTTGCACAATTACAGTTACCGATTATTCAAACATAGCAACTGATTCAACTCTTGTTCTAACAAAAAATGATGGAACAACAGTTACATTTACCTGTCAGGGTGCTGGAAGTGGAACACCAGATACAGATAAATTTTTTCATAATGAATCTAACGATACGACAGCAGATAATATTTTTACTTGTATTAATCTTCACGCTGATTTTTCAGCAGCTAATCCATCAGCAAATGTAGTAACTGTTACAAGGGCAGCAAATGGTGGAGATAACTTAACTGTTACTTCTTCTGATGTAAGATTAACTGTTACTAATTTTACAGGTGGAACAACAACAGTTTATACATTAGAAAAATTTGGAGATGATGATTCAACAACATTAGATTGTCAAACTACTTCTACATTAAATCAAAGAGGAACACCTTTAGTTAAAGGAGCTTCTCAAACAGGAACATCATTAATTGTAGACGGACTAACGTCAGCTCCAGCAGTTAATGAAAAATTTACCATTGCTGGAAATGCTACTGAATATACTATTCAGGCAGTTACCGATAATTCAGGTGGCGAATATAGCGTTAATCTAGATGCAAGTTTAGCTGCTACTCCAGCCGATAACGCTGTGATTACTTTTACTGAAGGGCACTTACATACTATGAATGCTATTTATTATACTGATACAGTTAATGCTGTAGTAGGCAATAGTTCCCTTGGAAGTTTTCTTATTGATTCAAGCAATCAAATTACTTTAACTGATTCTCCACAGGCAACTGGTATGAAAATCGGATATAACTTTATTCCAACTTTAGAAACCATGCCTATTGATAAAGAATTACCTGAAGGACCATTAACAGGAAAACCTAGACGGATTTCTAGAGCCATAGTAGATCTTAACAGCGTATTAAATATGACTATTAAAGCTGCGGATCGCACCTCTAAATCTTTAATAGTTCAACAACTTGGATTTACTATAGGCTCTGACTTGACAGCAATTACAGAAAGAAAAGAATTTTATTTTATAGGATATGATAAAAGTCCTACCATATCTATTTCACAAACAGATCCCTTACCCATGAAGGTATTGGGAATGGCTTTGGAGGTTGTCTACTCATGAAAATTTATAACAAGATAGTTTATGATATAGACAATAATATTATAGAAGAAGATTCTTATAATTATACTGGTCCAATAGCAAAAGCTACTGGCGATCCACTAACAACCGCAATCATAGTTAATACAGTTTTCACTGTTGCTGGTAGGGCTGCTGATATGAAAGCTCAAAATGCTAAAGCCGCAATGGAAATTGCTCAGTATAAAAGAGAAATGAAATTAGCTGAATTAAAAGGATTGCAAGAAGAAAAAATTCGTACTGCTCAATATGATGAAACTACTTCTAGCAATAGAGCTTATTGGGGAAGCACAGGTTTTACTGATGATTCCCGTGTCTTAATGGTTACTCAACGAACTGTTAAGGAAAGATATCAATCTGATATTAGGGATATTAGATTAACCGCTAAAGGAGCAATCAACAAATATGCTATCTCTGCTTATGGTACTGAAAAAATGCGTCAAGCTCAAATGTTTGG